GGATGGCCGCCTGGTGGAAGCTGTTGAGCTGCCCGGCCGTGATTTCCATGTGGGCGTACAGTTCCACCCCGAATTCAAGAGCCGCCCCAACCGCGCACATCCCCTGTTCAAGGGCTTTATCGCTGCTGCGCTCAAGTACCAGCAGGAGCACACCATCACGGACCATCAGCCGATGGCAGATTGATCGGCATCCTGACACCATAAATACCACAAGGCACCGAACCTGTAATTGGCCCGGTGCCTTGTTTTTATGTGTTATATTTTGTGTGGATTATGCGGGAACAAAAAACAAATTTTCAGGATTCTGTCTCTTTTTCTCTTTTGTTTACCTCTCTCTCGCTGGCTTCCACCATCGAGATCACGTTCAGCAGCACCAGCCGCACCACAGCGGGGTGCAGGCAGCTGTTGTTGATGGCGTTGATGACGGACTTTTGGAGTTCTTCAATTTTTGCGGTTGTGGTCATTTCATCACCCTTTCTGCCATCGGGGAGCCGGAATATTCCGGGCGCGGATAGCTTGTATCTTCGGTTCGCGTGCCGCCGCAGGCTGCCAGCGTAAGCGAGATGACCAATGCAAGCACCAACAGCAAAGCCAACGTGGCCAAAATCTGCATGAATTTCTGCATTAAATCTCCCTCCCGTTCACGCTCAAAGAACCGCATTCAATTCTGCCGGGGATTTCAAACTTGCTGGCATTGCAGTGGATGACCTTATCTACCTGGTCAATGGCAATGCCCACAAACTCGCTGGTGGCCCCGCCGGTGGAATAATCAAAGCTGGGGTCGCCGGTGGAGAACCAGCCTAAAAACGTGTAGCGGGAGTTATCGCCAATATAAGATTTGCCGTACCGGCTGCTTAACACACCGGTCAGGTTGTTTTCCCAGTACCAGCGGATGCGCCCCGTGTCAATGTCCACACGAGTGCCAGTATCTTTGCCCATACGAATCCAGGCATTGTCCAGGTCATAAGTGGTTGTGCGCGCCTTATTGTGAATCTGCCCGGTCGTAATGTTTCCGCCGTTGATAATGGTCTTATCCTGGTTCCAGGTGCTCAAATCCGAAAAAGTCACCACGCCGGATAGGTTGATCTGTGCGCTGGTGATCTCTGTTCCGCCCGCCGTCAGCTTGATGGTGCTGCTGGTTCCGCTTGTGCTGGCCGTCAGCTTAATTTCGTTCACCGTCTGCTTGATCTCGGTTTTTGTTTCGTTGGCGGTCAGATAGTCGCCGGTGCTGGCCGTCCAGGCGGTGGGGGTGTTGCCCATCTGCACCGTGGGGTGCATGATGGTCAGATCGTTGGTAACGGTGGCGTTATCGTTCGCGGTACTCACAAACAGACCGTCTGCATAGCCGTCCGCGGTCGCCGTAAAGGCCGCCCAGCGCAGCTTCCAGCCGTTGTCCAGCGCAATGTCCTGCTTCGCATTTTTGAATGCATTGCCGTAATAACTTTTTGCGCCGCTGCTGTTCTTGGTCTCGAACTGCAAAAACAGGCTGTCCGTGCCAGAGTTGAGCTTGTACAGTACGCTGGCGCAATAGGTCATGCCCTTGGCAATCACCAGCGTTTTGTCCGCACCAAAGTGGAAGCGGGTGTTCTGCGCCCTATTGGTCACTCGGACGGATTCACCGCTGATCGTGTATGTCCCTTTTTTTCTCAGGTCATTGCCGCCTGCATCCAGGGTCGCATTGTTCCAGTCGTCGGTGCCCACAATAATATTGTTGCCGCCGGTGATCCGCTGCGTTACCGTCTGGGTAATTCTGTCGGCTTTCTGGTCAATCGCGGATACTGATTCTTTAACGGTTTTGAATTCCTTCTTGGTGCTGTCCAGGTCGTTGGAAATGGTTGTGGTGGTTTCTTTCAGGCTGCGGACAGTTGAGCTGATACTATCCGCCTTCTGGCTGATGCCGGAGACATCCTCTTTCAGGCTGTTCACCGTTGCGGTGGTGGCGTAATCCTGCAATTTGCTGTCAACGGCATCATTGGCAGCGCTGGTAGCGGTGTCCTTCACGTTGGCCGTTACCGTTTCAGTCACTGACTTGGTGACTTCGGTCTTGATTTCGTCAGCGGTTTGCGAAAACAGGCTTTTTGCGCTTTCCTGCGTCAGGTAATCGCCGCTGCTGGCGTTCCACGCGGTGGGCGCATTGCCGTATTGCAGCATGGGGTGAAGCATCGAAAACTTGTTGGTGCAGTTGCCATCGCTGTCGAACTCGACAGTTTTCAAAACACCGTTTTTGCTGGGGGTCCATGTACCATACCGCAGCACCCAGCCGTCCGTCTGCTCAATTTCGAGCTGGTCAGCGGTTTTTATGTAGGCAATGTAATTTTGTCCGTCATCGCTCGTAAACGTAATGCCAAGCCGCAGCGCATCGGTGCCGGAAATGAGTTTGTACATAACGGACAGACATAGGGTAACGCCTTTGGTGATATGAGCGCTAACAGCGTTGAACTCGAACCCGCGGCTTGTGTTCGCATTGGTAATTGTTGCGCTGCCATCATTGCCATACGCCACGCTACTGTCAATGCCGACATAGTTGGCGTTCTTGAAGCTCTCACTGCCCAGGATTAGGTTCCCGCCGCCGGTGATTTTGGTGTCTTTTTTCACCTCGGAGGAAAGCCCGTCCACCGTTGCTTTCAGGTCGGTATACTTGCCGGTCAGGTCGCTGGCCTTTACTTCCAGGCCGTCCACGCTGGTCTTGATCTCCAGCATTTTACCGGTCA